CTGTTGGTTTTGGAGGATCGGATATTCCATGAATAGATCATAGTCCGATGAAAATCGCTGGCCGATATATGAAAGCGTGAACGTGGTTACTGTGTTGAACGAAATGCGTAGCCAGTAGCCATCATAAACCGTGGGACCATTGGCCAGTGCATCGATATCCCGCAATGAATCGGTAACCAATCCCCAGTTTTTGTCAAAATTGGGCGTCCACTGGACTACACCGCTTTGCATCATGCCGCCTGTATAGTCGAGTGAATCGACGACAGGACTCCATTCATTCGGTGCATTCAAAAGCTCAATAAGAGGCGATCGAGCAGCCACACTACCAGTAGAAAAGCGAAAAAACTTATGATTGAATGGCAGAAAAGTTGAAATATAAAGATAATCGCCAGCGTTAAAAGTGAGCGCGATATTTTGCCCATTTTTCCACTCATTCAAGGCTACCGTATAGTCCGTCCAGCTTGGCGCTGAAGCATCGTAAAAGAATATTCGCTGGTCCAGGTTTGATTGCATGATCAAACTTCCTTCATTATGAAGGGCATTCTCTGATAGGTAAGACCATTCAGTTTAAAGCCCGCCATGCTCTTTACTCCTGAATGACACTCGAATCATTAATCGATGGGCCAGCCTTTTTCTCTTTTGCCGGTTTTTCCTTTGTTATCACCTGCAGGATAGCAAAAGGAAAACCATTAGGCTTAAGGCCTATATCAAGCACCCTCGCTGGCACACGTACCTGGGTTATCATGCGTTCCTTGAGGTTATCGAAGCTACGGCCATCGATAAAGATAAGGTTTGAAAATCCATTAATATCTTCGATTGGATCCATGTGAGGCCCTTTGGAAAAAAGGGGCGGTCACGGCTTAATGTGAACGCCCCCGGATTGCTGAGAACAGTTATAAACGTATCCGGTTCTGGCCAGAATTAAGCGCCAGTCTGGACTTTGATATGACGCGCGGCACCCTGAATACCGAGTTTTGCACCAATTACCCAGTCAACTGACATGACGTAAGCAAACTCATGCTGGGAATGCTTGTCGGATATTTTAAAACGAGGTTCGTATTGGCTGACCATGTAGAGATAATCAGGGTGGAAAAATAGTCCCCCTGCAGTGGCTCCAGCTGTCTGAGTATTATCTTCGAAAATGCTAAAGCCATAGCGTTTGAGGCCGATCTGCCCACTGATAACGGGGGCATCACCGCCCACAAAGTCCGCACTCGTGAGGGTCGTATCGACTAAAAGGTCCGAGTAATACTGTGGTGCGAGCAGGGCATACCAAGGCTTGTTGTAGCTCCACTTTGCAATTGCGGCTGTTTCACGCGCTAGAGCAACGGTTGATGCTGCCATGGTTGCAATCGAAGGGATCGTGGTAGTTGGCGCAGAAAGCGAATAAAGATAGGTGTTCAGCTGATTGCTGATAGCTTGCACCATGGCTTGGCGAACCTCAGTTGCTCTTGATCCTACAGGGTCAATCATCGACTGAATAGCAACGAGGTCATGGAAGTCATAAGATGCGACGAGACGTTGATCCGCAGTGATCGTCACGCTGGAGAGAGACATTGTCTCTGGCGTGAATGTCCGACCAACGCCAGCACCGTCAATTGTCAAACGTTGACCAGTTGGTGCATTAATCTGGTTGACCACAACACTGTTACCCATCTCGCGGAGGTCACCAGTGTATTCTCGGTTTACGAGGTTAAAGAGCAGGTTAGTCTGGCGCAATTCATCCATGAACATGGGAGCCCAAAAGGTTTGAATTGCATTCGTTACGTTGTCAAGATCTGTATTGGCCATTTGATCGTCCCTTCCCTGGCGTTTTCTATGGGAAGGGATGAAACATCACCTTCCCGCTTTTACCATTTAAAGCTGTGGTTCACCCGCCCTGACTTCATTGCGTCCTGTTTTTCCTTATAAGGAAGACGCTTCCATTCATCGACACTCATTTTTTGTGCCGAGTTTCCTGTTTTGTCATTCGGGAGAAACTTGCTAGCTGGTAGCGTTAGTCTTGGGTGCTCTTTTGCAAACATATCGACAGCACTTGCTACGGAGTTGTGATCAATAGATCCTTCATCCGTCATCTGTATCTGATCGAGAGGCAAAAGGCCTAGATACTTAGCTTCCAGCTGAATACCTTTTTCCTGAAGGAGTCCCATAGCTGCATTCAGCTTCCGAAAGTCAGTCTGATCGCGTTCAAGGCGCTGCGCTTTCTCAAGTGCCTCAGCCTTTTCTCGTTTCAACTGCTCAATGAATTCGAGATGTCTTTTTTCGTCCATTAGCTTCTGCTCTTGAACGGTTTTTTGCTCATTCTCGAATATCAAAAGTCTTTCTTGGGTTTCCTGCAGTCGCTTCCGAAGGCCCTTTTCCTGATTTAGCGTTTTCTCATAGGTTTCATAGGAAATGTGCTTCGGCTTATCACTGCCCGATAAGGTCCCACCAGGACCAATTGAATCCCCGCCAGGGATATCTGAGGGATGTGAATCTGACACTGTTATACCTTTCATTAAAAATAATTGTCAATGGCCCACTAGCGTCTTGCCAAGTTACGTTTCACGTACGCGGCTGCGTCCTTGATTTCCTTGCCTGAGAGAACCAGGAATCGCCGTCCCTGTTCCTCTTGCCATTCCGCCTTATCAGCTTCCTTTTGCGACCGGAAACCTATGAACAGCTGGGATTTCGTGGCTCTCTTTAAAATCATGGCGTCGAGCATTTTCCCTGTAAAGGTGAGGTTACTGGTCCGCCCGGTCGCTGCCTCTGGGTGTCTTTGTTGCTTTACTCTCCATTTGGCATACTTGTCTGTGACTCGCCTAAGCCTAGCCGCATTTCCACCGGGTACCGATACGCCCTTAGCTTCCCCGCGCGTCCGCTTTCGAATTGTCTGAATCAGGTAGCCGCCGAGGTTTCGCATGGCTTCTGGTGAATTGATCTGATCGATGATTTTGGAAAAGGCATTGACGAGGCTTTCCGTTCCTTCAAGTGTCGCTGTCATTTCTCACCTCATCTATCAGTTTTTGAAGATCACGCCTGAGTATATCCAGGAATGGACGGGCTTTCCCCGGTATCGGTGTCGGCTTGCCATAGGTGCCGAGGATATTACCTTCCGCCTTCCTTTCGATCTTTGAACCTTTCCTATAGCCGACAGTAATTTGACCGGTCGGGCTGAGCGATGGAAGGTAGCTGATAGCGTCCAGCATTTCATGGCTGAGCGCAAGGTCAACGGGTCCATCCTCTGAAACTCCCTTTCGCTTTGCATAGGCTTCGGTATACTGGCCAGCTTTTCCTGACCAATCGCGACCTGACACATTGTACCCATGTTTGCTTCGATCCTGGATGAATTCAATGACCCGCTCTGCAAGGTCTGCCCGCATACCTGGATTGAAGTCAGCCGGAATTTTTAGCTTGAGGTGCGTGTCACGGTTTCGCATTTTCCTCATCCTCATGATCAGTTGGTAGTTCAGGCGGCGCAATTATGACAGGAGTTTCCTCGTCTATTTCCTCTATTAACTCGTCTATCTCCCTATCCGTCAGGCCAGTGTTAAGCATCTTAATTGCCCGCTTTCTGGATGTGAGGCCTTGGTCCATTTCATTTCCAAGCTCTGCGATCTTTTCCGCCCTGGTCTGCATGGGCACGGGCTCAGTAAACTTTGTCACCACGCGGGCATCTGCTGAAAATATGGTTTTATTTTCCACCACGCCTGCAGCAACCCATGCTGGATGAATATGATGCAAAAGCTTTTCCCAGAATTCAGCTTCGGTCTGCTCGTAAACCTTGATCTGCTTTTTAATGCTCTCAAAAGTGTCAGACTCGTCGATCATTTTACTAATCCCCGAGGCCAACTGATCGGCTCCAATCTGCGCAATCTGCCCAGGCCTGACGCCCTTTGTCGAAAGCCAAAGCGCCATCTGGCTTGATGCAAGGCTTAGGGTTTGGGTGATATCAATCGTCGGCTTGATCACATCAAAGGAAGCTTTGTTATCGCCCTCTCCTGGCGGTGTCTGGAAACTAATGATGCTATTCGGGCTGAACTCAACTTTTTTGTCATCGAGGTTAATTGCCACAAAAACTGAAAATGCCTGAAACTTCACGGCATAGTTCAGATCTGTAAGCAGGAGCGGTATCAAAAGCGCTAGGTCAAGGTTATCCGTCTGAACTGCAGGCATAGCTGCATCGTCGGAGTCATTCGAATATGCAAAAGGAGTAACCTGATATGGGTTGAATCCATCCAGTTCATTGTCAACCATGAGGTCTGCAATGATATCACCATTCTGATCCATGATTACAAATTGCAGATCGGTATAAACGTAATAGACTTGCTGATCGATCCCGTTGGCCAAGGTTCGCTTTTCCATGCAAAGGATAATCACGTCCGGGCTCGAATTATCGACACGGCTGGCATTCATAACAAGGAACTGATGATTCGGAACAGTCCTGATGAAAGGCTGCCTGATCCTCGAGTCCAGGCTTGAAGCAGTCGGGTTATCTTTCAGACCGATCTGCAAAAGAGCATAATAGAAAGCGTTGAATTTGAAATTGTTCTTTCCCATCTTTCTATTGAGGTTAAACTTTCGTTCATACCACTGCACAAGCTCGAGGTCCTGATCCTTCCCGTTTTCAACGGTTCTTAGAATCGGCTGATCATAAATCTTGGTTAGCTTGTCGACGATCTTTCGAAAGACATTGATAGGAGCCTTCCGCGTGCTTGCCGACATATAGGACTTGATGCCAAGGTCCTCTTTCATTCGCTGCTCAAGTAGTCCCTGGATTGCACCGTCCAGAATATCCTGAATCTTTTCATTGTAAGACAGCCGGTCTTTTTCATTTCGAATGAATGCAGCAACTTTTTTCCGGTCAATGTCTGAAAAGAGGTCAATCATAGCTGGATTACCTTTGTTTTTTGGGTGCCTTCATCTTTTGCATGGCATATCGCGTAGCCTATGGCCGTTGTCACATGCTGATAGCGTTTCGAATCGTCCTCAATGCTGGTACCTTCCTTTTTGCGTGCCAGCTTCATCCCCTGATTCAGAACAGGACAATCTCTATACACAAATAGTCTTACCTCATTTTTGGCATTTTGACACATAGCATTGACGGTAGTCCAACGCCGAACAAGCGGTGGGTTGGTCCTGGGAACCGCCAGCTGGCAGACGAGCCGTCTCTGAGCAAACCATTCCTCAATCAATTCATAATTGGATCTGAGGGAGTTCGATGAGCGGGCACGCCCGGTCGCATCTCCGTAAACAATGAACTTTTGGAATCCATCGAAGACACCACGGGCTTCGAAGTCGTCCAGGTTATCAATGCACCATTTGGCATCGTCGATAATACTCTCTGCGCCGAAATGAAATGAGACAGAATCGGCTTTTCCTTTCATTTGAAAGGCCGCCGCGGACTGTGGCTTACCTTCGGCGGTATTAAAGTCGAATGCGATGCGCAGGGGAAGCGTGCGATCCCACTGGTACGGCGCTTTCAGGAGGTTCATTTCCTCGGAGTAGGCGTGGTATATGCCTTTGCCCGCAATGGATATCCAGCGTCCGCGCAGGTAGCGTTCCGCTTCTAGTAGCGAGTAATCCTGAAGCAGCTGATCAGTATAGATTCTGTCGAGATAAGGGTTATCGCTTGTCACCGAATAGAAAACCTTCCGACTTTGGAATCTTTCAGCGCCTTCGATGAAGTATTTGTACCAAAAGGAGTCAGGCTCATCAGGGTTGGTCGCAGCGATGAGGATATTCTGCGTCACCTGGGGAATACGGCGAAGACGCGCTTTTAGGATCTTAAAGCCGCCCTCAAAATCATCGTCATTTTCGGTAAGCTCCTCGATAAGAACCATAGAAAGCTTCAGTGAACGAAACTTTGCATAGCGTTGGTCTCCCCAAGTCACGCTAAGAATTCGAGAGCCGTTGATAAAGTCTATCTCCCCCGTATTGTTTCTCATCGTGAAGTGTTCGCCCTCCTCCATGCTGTCCTGCAGATGCTCAAGGATTTCCCGGAATAGGGTCTTCTTAAGATCCGGAAGGGAGCGGCGACCGATCGCAACGCAGGCGCCAGGGAATTCTATGCAATGCCTGATTGCAATATGCGCAAGCAGTATCGATTTGGCCGAGCCTACTGAGCCAGAAAGGAGTATCTCAGGCGTGAACAGCCCATAGTTATGGGTTTCGATAAATCGAAGGACGTCGCATTGATAACCGAAGGGGATAAAGCCGCTTAGGTTTGGCTTGCTGAGAGCGGATTCCATGTCATACCGACTTTGGATTATATGCAAGGCGTATCTGATTCTTCGCGTCTTCCTTGTCTGGAACGACTTGCACGTTATCAGACCAGCCGCAAAGGTTCTTGAGACAGAAAATCAGCATGCTCACGTTCCCGCCGAGCGCCATGGTCACGGCTTTGCGCTTTAATTGAATCTTGAGCGAATCCTTGCGCTTTTCCTTCCACTCAGTCATGCTGGAGCACTCAAAATGCTCCAGTAGGATACGCTCTAAAGTCGATTCGCTTGGAACCTCGTTATAAATGGCGTCTTTCCCCTGCATGAGCCGAAAGAGTTCTATCCTCACATCCGGCCAGCTGGCTCCAAGCTGCAATAAAAGATCACATAGCATCGCTATCTGCGCGCGTGCTTCGGGATCCATTTTGCGCTTACCCGCCATGGGATACCCTTTCCGCTGTCTTGCCGGTCATCTTTTCCCAGCGAGCGAGGATGATATCGCAATACCCCGGGTCGATCTCCATACCGAGGCATTTCCTTCCTGTCTTTTCTGCAGCAATTAGGGTTGTACCGGAACCACAAAAAGGCTCATAAACGTGATCTTCCTTTTCTGTGCACGCTTCAATATATCCAAAAGGGAATTCAACCGGAAATCTAGCAGGATGATCAATTTCATCTCTTGCCTTTTGGGCCGTGACCTCATAAACAGTCTTCAGCTGACTAAATTCCTGTATGATCATGTCTTTTGTTTTTTTAACAGAACCGTCGGCCTGCCGATTGCCATTATGGTTTGCAAGGTATCCAGCAGATTTGTTTGGAATAGTTCTTTTCAATTTTTTTGTTTTTTTCCCGAAAACAAATATCCATTCATGACTAATTGCAAACATTGCATTTTGATTTCCAATCGAACCAGCCTCACCCTTATCCCATACATTCCAGCTTAAAAGCTTCAATCCACTTTCTCTCGCATTTTTAATGTAGTCATCCCAATACTGGATAACTTCATGATCACGCCTTGCCAATCCAAGGTTGACAGCGAATAATTCGACAAGGTTGGCAGAACTCGCGATGAAAGTCGCAAGATGCTCTGTTGAGAGTTCTTTCCCTCCTTTGTATTCCCTCTGATCTGCATAAGGCGGGGAAGTAAAGCACAGAGCGGCTTTTGCTCCTGCAAAAAGCTTTTCAACATCCCCCTTATGCGTGCTATCCCCACACATAAGCCGATGCTCACCAAGCTTCCATATATCCCCAGGCTTAACCCGAGTAGGCGCGTCCTCTGGTATCTCATCCTCTTTGGATTCGTCCCATTCCTCTTTCGGCTTATCAAAAAGGCCGTCCAGGTCAAAACTCAGGTCAGGAAAATCATAGTCAGTAAAATCAAAATCCTCACCGTCCACAAATTCGAGGAACCCGTCTTTCTGAATTTTCCCGTATTGCGATATGGCAAGGAGTACGAGCTTTTTCGCATCCCGGTAGGTCTTTGCCGAAACAAACGAGCATGATATGGGCGGGATCATGATGCCCTGCTTTCTCATTTGATGCAGAACGGAAACCCTCTGATGCCCGTCGATGATATAAGTCACATCGGCATTTTCCCAGACGTGGACTGTGAAGGAAAAGCCTTCCTCCATTATCGACTTTCGGAGCTTATTAAAATTTGCATCGCTTAGGGTTTTCAGCTTCCCCTGAAATGGGGTAAGCCGATCTATATCAACGAGCTCGGTTTTTAGGATTCTATTTTTGATTGCACTGTCCGACATCAACGGCTTCCTTTATTGCCTTATCCCAATACTCGTTAAAGCAGTCCAGGCTGCAAAAGCGTTCCCGCCGCCTTAAACTTCCAAATAGGTGCCCTTTTTCCTTCTGGCACTTGTAGCATTTCAGCATAATCGGCTGAGGTTTTTTCATTTTTTTAATCGATGCCTCTGTGTAACCGTCAATCGGGATAATGACGTTATTCTCATCCCGAAGCACTATTTCCCGCTCGAAAGTGCTTCCCTGCTTACAGTCCTCATTATTTTGCCGGGTAAAGTTAAAGACTGCCATGTATGCTTACCTTCGGTTTGTTTTCGTGGGATGCGAATATGGTAACTTTATCGCTCTACTCGCTTTCTCGTTATCATGCAATTATCA